ACGCAGCGCTACATCGGCCATCGCTACTTCCTGCCGCTGGACGTTGCCAAGACCAAGTACGGCAACAAGAAGTACAGCAAGCGCACGTTCAGCCGGTTCCTCGACAACCAAGACGACGACAACACGCCAGCCTACCGACGCGCGACCGACCCGGTGGAGCAGGTCACGGATGACTACATTCTGGTAGTCGAACTCTACGACTTGGTAGCCGACAAGATGGTGGTGTGGTCGCCCGACTTCTTAGAGGGCAACAAGTTCCTGTACGACGGCGTGGCGCTCTACATCGGCGCAACCGATGGTGACGACGAGAGCGAGCCCGAGCAGGAGAAGTTCGCCGACATTCCGTTCCGCACCAGCAGCGACCGCCCGATTGTGCCCATCGTGCCCATCTACATGAGCCGCGAGCCCGACGAGCCGTTGCGCGGCTACAGCGCGTTGCGCCGTGTGTACGATCAAGTCGTCGAGGTCAACACCATCCGCACGTTCCAAGCGAACGGTGTGCGCAAGGCAGCGCGGCAATGGATGGTCAAGAAGGGAGTGTTGGACCCCGAAGCCATGGCCAAGATTGCCCAAGGCCAAGACGGCGAGTTCATCGAAATCGAGACCAGCGAAGGCCAAGACATGCGCACGGCCATCGCACCCGTGCCGCACAGCCCGACGCCACCAGAGCTTGAAGCCTACCTGCAGCAAGTCGACAGCGACTTCAGCCGCGGTAGCGTGATGGCACCGTTCACCCGTGGGCAGGCGACGAAGGCCACGGCCACCGAAGTCACAGCGCTTGCGGCATACAGCGCCAGCGAGATCGGACGCCAAGCCCGTGAACGAGATGCAGCCATTGCGCAGGCAGCGCAGACCTACGTTGTCATGCTGGCCACGTTGATGGACAACGGCGACATCATCGTGCGGCTGCAGGGCAAAGCACAAGTCGTGCGTGCCGATGACCTGACCGCAGACTTTGCGTTCTACGCGCAAGACAGCGGCAGCACGCCGATGAGCGACAGCGTGAAGAAGCAGGAGTTGCAAGCCCTGGTGCCGTTGTTGACGCAGCTCGGTGTGCAGCCCGCGACCATCCTCAAGGCGCTGGTGCGCAGCTATGACCTGCCCGAAGACTTCCTGCCCAAAGATGTGCCAGCAACCGGCACATCGGCACAGACACCCGGCTTGCCCGCAGCACCAGAGCAAGCGATGGCGAACATGCTGGCCGGCCCATCGCCCAAGAACATCGCCAGCATCTTGCCGCAGGGGGGCGTTGTCTAATGCCGTTGTACGAATATGTGTGCGCATGCCAGAAGGTTGAGCTTGTGCGCAAGTACGAGCGCCGCGACGATGAAGTGTTGTGCGGTCTTTGCGGCGGCTTGCTGGTGCGGCTGGTGTCAGCGCCAGCCAAAACCGTGTGGTCGTGGGGCGACACGCCATGGGACGGCTACCATGACCGCGGCTTGAACATGAAGCTGCGCGACCGCAAGCATCGAGAGCAGGTCATGGCTGCGCGCAATCTGCGCGAGGTTGAAGACGGCGAGGTGGAGCGCGAGATTAGCCGCGTTGCTACCGAGAAGGACCGGCACGAGCGCAACATCTCGACTTTTCAGCGTGTGCTACAAGACACGGGCTCGACGTCGATTGCGATGGCCGAGACCTTCCCCAACCCTGAAGTGTGAGGGCGTGATGAAAGACGACATGGCCATGATGGAAGACGAGTACAGCGATGCGGCTGGTGCGCTGCAGGACGAAGCCGACGCCATGCTTGAGGTGCCCAAGGGCAAGTTCAGCGCGGCTGCGCTCAACGGTCTGGTCAAAGCCTTCAACAAGGCGATGAAGGCCGGCGGCATGGAAGGCGACTACCCGACCTTCAGCGGCGACCAGACCGCGTTCCCTGTCGAGTTCGTGCGCGGGCTTGCGATGCTTAGCGACGCGGCGGCAGAGAGCGGCTCCAACATCGAGATCACGCTGAGCAACGTCACCAACGATCGCGACGTTGCGTTGCTTGCCAGCAAGGTCGACGCGCTGGCCAACAGCCCCGAGTTTGCCAAGCTCATGGGCGGCGAAGGCGGCGAAACCGAGGTCGAAGTCAAGGTCGAGACTTCGCCTGAAGACTTGATGATGGAGCGTGCCTAATGACCCAGATGACGACTGCACCCGACCTGTCGACGCAGGCAGGACCGGACACGGCAGCCGCACCCACCAACGCACCCGACGAGGTGGCAGCAGCCACCCCGGCGGATGCAGGCAAGCGGGGCGCTGAAGCCGGCAACAAGTACAAGGCCGAGGTCAACCGCCTGCTCGACGCGTACGAAGCCAAGCAAGCGCGGCTGGCGAAGGAGGCAGCATCAGCCCCTGCACCAGAGCCCGAAGGGCTGCGCGACGGCGAATCGTGGGATTCCGTCTACGCATCGCAGCCGCCCGACGTTCAGCGGGCGATGGCCGAGATGCGCAAGATGATGACCCGCAAGGCGCAGGAGCTTGCGCGCGAGAAGAAGAACCTGGAAGCCCAGCAGCAAGCGCTGGCCAACAGCGGTCTGCTGGACACGCTGGCGAAGCAAGCGGGCACGATGCCCCAGGACTTCGATCCGTTCAACCCCGAGCACATCCAGGCAGCGATTGAGGCCAAGGTCGCGCAGCGATTGAAGGAAGTGCTGGAGCCCATCAGCCAACAGCAGCAAAAGCGCGAAGCTGTCACCCGATACGAGAGCTTCAAGGCAGAGCACCCCGACTTGCTTGAGCCTGCCATCAAGTCGGAAGTCTACGCTGCGCTGCAGGCCGACAAGAACCTGTCGCTGGATGCAGCGTACTGGATGGTCAAGGGCAAGATGCTGAGCAAGCAATCGCAAGAGCAGCAAGCCAAAGCTGACATTCGCAGGCGCGCGATGCAGCGGGCGGCGGTCATCGGCGACCGTGGCTCAAAACCGGGCCGCGAGGTCGTGTCTCCCGACATTCGCGAAGGAAGCGCGTGGGAGATTTACCAGCAGTTGAAAAAGGTTCGTGCCTGAGCTACGGTATCAACGCGTTGCCGCAAGCCCCCAACGGACACGCTTGAGGCAACGCGTCGGCCCCGTTTTGCGGACACGCCTCCCCTCCCCTGACTTCAGCAAGAGAGTTCATCATGCCGACCACTACTGGTGTGCAGAACGACATTCTTGCAAGCACGCTGCGCATCTTGCGGGACAAGGAAGTTGACAACACCTTCCGCATCATCCCGCTCTTGGATGCTGTGCAGCGGCTTGGGAACGTCGAAGAGGTCGACGGCGGTTCGTACGTCGACAGCCCCGTCATCCTGACCGACCACTCCACCATCACGCAGTTGACTACCGGCTACGAAGCCGTGTCGCTTGCGGTGAAGGACCCGATGCGCACTGCTTCCTACAGCTGGTGTGACGCGACCGCCCCGGTCGTCATCACCCGCAAGGAAGAGTTGAGCAACAAGGGCGAGCGCGCGATTGTGCGCATTGCTGAAGCTCGGCTCAAGCAGACCATGGGCATGTTCAAGCGCGAAGTCGAGAAGCAGTTGATCGCTGGTAGCTCGACCATCCTGACCGACCTGCAGACCTTGAACGGTCTGGACGCGGCCACGGGCTGGTTCGAGGAGGTTGCCTTTGGCAGCCAAGCCAACACGGTCGGCGGCATCGCGAAGTCGGGCTTCCCGACCAGTTGGCAGAACCAAACCCGCAGCGGCAGCTTCGCGGCCAACGGGCTGAAGGTCATGCAGCAGTTGCTGATTGACTGCCAGCAGTTCGCGCCCGAAGGCGACGTTGACTTGATCTTGGCGAGCCCCACCAGCTACGGGCTCTACAAGGACGAGTTGCAGCAGCTTGAGCGCTACACCAGCGCCACCGAAGAGCGCAACATGGCCGGTCGGCTTGCGTTGCAGTTCAACGGCGCTGCCATGTACATCGAGCCCAACCTTGGCTTCACCGGCTCCGGCGGCGTGAACAAGGCTTCGATGTACTTCCTGAACTCCAAGCTGTTCAACGTCTACTTCGACCGCGACGCGAAGTTTGAGTTGGGCGACATGGAGAGCATCAGCGGCTATGCCGCCATGAGCGCGCAGATTGCGGTGCGGATGCAGATCTGCACCAGCAACCTGAGCGGTCACGGCTTCCTCGTCAACGCGGAGACCTGATCATGGCCACTGCTACCACCCTGCAAAGCCTCAACACCGACGCGGATTTTGGCAGCGTTAGCGCTGTCGGGTCCTCCAACCGTCGGCAGATTGAGACCTTCATTGCCAAGGAAACGCTGCTGGTCGGCGACTGGGTTGCGTTTGACTACGCAGCCTCCGCAGACAGCGATGTGACGCTCGGTGTGTTCAAGGCCGACGCCAACAGCTCGCCTGTGCGCGTGCCGTTTGGTGTTGTGCTGCGCTCTGCCGAGACCACTGGCACGCTGACCAGCGGCAGCCGCATCGACGTTGTGATCAGCGGTGTGACGTCTGCCTTGTGCAGCGACAACGCTGGCGCCGGCAACGCCATCGGCACCATGCTCGCCATCACCAACACTGCTGGTGTGGCCGACGTTGCTTCGGCGGCGTCGACTCAGCCTGTGTGTGGTGTGCTGGCGCAGACCATCGGCGCTGGTGCTGGCACCGTTTTGCGGCGGGTCGTGGTCCTCAAGAACTTCTGATCCCCGCTGGCCTGCTCCCACAGGCTACATTGGGCCCCGTCCGCTTCGCGCGGGCGGGGCCTTTGCATAGGAGCCACCATGCCTGCTTCAACGCTCAAGGACTTGCGCGAGTTT